CTTTCATAGACCGCGAACTTTGAAACACGAGGAACCGAACCATCGGCCTTCTCAAGGATGAACCCAGGGAACTCCGCGGTGTTCAACGTCTTCAGAATTGATCCGTAGTAGGTCGGGTTGCTGATGATCGAACGGCCTTCGCTCGGAACTCCGGCGATGGTCAATTCGGCGCTGAGGTCGATCAGCGTGGAGCGGCTGAAATCAGCGGCGGACACGTCTTGCGAAGCGGTGAAGTTGGCGGCGGTCACCAGATTCCAGAGATCGCCAAACACCTTCCGGCCCAAGGCAGTTGCGGCAGGCTGGATGAAAAGATCGTTCAGCATGATCGCGCTCTTGGAGCGCTCGAGGTCGTTGAAACCCCACACGAAACCGTAGAACGTGTTGAGGTTCACGGTGCGGCTGGTCGTTGTCACGTCCGTGCGGGTGTAGCCGCTTGCAAGGTTCTGCGCAGTCGGGTTGGACGGATAGCGGGTCGTTACAGACTCACCGCGGGCGCTGATGTCAGCGGAGAAGTCGGTTGCAACGCCGTTGAGCGGTGCAAACACGGATTGAAGGGCGGAAAGGCTTTCCTGCGCGATTTCTGCGAGGTTCACCCCCGCGATTGTGTTGCTCATGATGTTTTAGAGGGTGGAGAGTTGGGCTTTGTGTTTTTGGAAAAATGCGTTGCGGCTTGGAAGGTCGAGGGCGTGGTATTCGGCCCAAAGATCCTCGCGAGATTTAACGCGCTCTTGGTTGCCTTCCGGTTGGACGTCAACCGGAGCAACGCCAACGGAGGCCAAAACCTCGTTTACGCGCAGCTCATTCACGTTCTCGATCTGCTGAGCCGCAGCCTTCGCGGCTTCGAGCGTTGCGGATTGTTCCTGCAACAAAGCGCGCGCGGCCTTCAATTCGGTGTCGAACTGCGTCGACTGTTCTTCGAGCAGCGCCTGAGCCGCCCGCAGGTCAGCTTCGAGGCTTTTGCTCCGTTCGCGTTCACCGTTGAGCGCTTCGAGCGCAGCGGTGAGGGTGGAGATTGAATCCATGCCTCTCCATAGGCTGTCAACCGGTCGCCGTTCTCTCCGGCGTGTCAGCACCACTCTTTTTGCAAACGTAACGGTCAGCAATCGGCAGGTGTCGCCGGAAGTAATTATCGGACCAACGTCACGAGTTTATTGTAAGCCGCTTCCTCGCTCAGAACGCCGTCGATCAAATTCATCTCGAGCGCCCGCGGAGCCAAAAATGCCTGACCGCGCATTGCATCCTCGGCCACCACGCGATTCCGGACGACATTGGCTTTGAACATTGCAAACGCGTCTTCGACGTATTGTTGCAGGTAAGCGCGTTGCGCTGCGCTGCCGATTGTCGGCCCCATCATCGTGCTTTTCAGGTCGCCGGCTTCGTTGGTCACCGGATCGAACTTGAGCCCCTCCATTTCCCACATTCCAGACTCATCGACAAACGGAACGATCGTTCCAATGCTGCCAACGGTTGCCGACTGCGAGGCGAACACGTAATCGCACGAGACGCCGATGTTATAGGCCGCGCTGCACATCATATCATCGGTGAAGGCCACCATCGGGATGCGTCCGCGGATTGCTTGGATCATGTCAGCGACTTCGCCGTTGCCAGTGCATTGCCCGCCAGGAGAGTCAATGTCGAAAAAGATCCCGCGCACGTTTGCAGCGATCGCAGCTTCGATGTCGTCTTCGATGTCCTCGTAATCAGTCGCGCCGCAGCATTTCTCGATTTTCGACAACCCCTTGCCAAGCGTTCCGCAAATTTCAATCGTGGCAATGCCGTTGCCATCGATCTCCATTGGCTCTCGGACGTTCACGAACATAGAGTAGTCCTCTTCGCTATCTCCCTCTTTGCATTTTGAGCGGAGCAGCTTCGACTCGAACACGCTGCGAACGGCCCGATAACCCGCGGGCGTAATGAACCAGGGCTCGCAGTAGATTTTTTGGTGGAGTCTAGGGAGTTTCATTGGAAGAAGGTTGGTCTGGCGGATTGCCGTTGGGTGTGAGAATTCGGAATGACGATTCAGGAAGGCCCGTGCGTTGCATCCGTTCGCGGATTGCCAGCTCCTCCGCCTCGCGTTCGTCGAGCACTTGGTCAACCGTCCGGCCGGACTCAGCCAGGATATCCGTCAGCGAACGCATCCCCAACTTGTACGCCTCGCGGGCGTCTGCATTTGCATAGCCTTGGTCAATCGTGATCTGCGGCGGGTAGAGAAATTCCCACTTGAGAGAACCGCCGAGGTCACTGCCAGGGTAAGGCGGAAGAATGCCGAGTTTGATGGCCTTGGAAACCGCGTAGCCCACGCGCCTCCGTGCCATTGTGCGGAGCAGCGTTTGCCGATCACTCACCGAGCGATTCACTTTCGAGATCACCTGACGAACCGCCGGCCCGCTCAGCTTCGACGGATCCCAATAGAATTCGTACGGCATCCCGCAGCCGTGGAGACAGTTGCGCATGAGGCGATCCATGAGCCGCTCCTGAGCGTCCGACGGTTGAACCTGCGTCAGTTGCTCCAGTTTCGATTGAGAGCCAGCTCGGAAATAGCGCACGCTGCCGCCGTACAGTTCCTCGCCGACTAGCTGGGAAGGTTGATGCGCGACCTCCGCATTCATCAGCTGAAACGCGGGATCGTTGGCGTCCGCCATCCCCATCTCGTTATGTTCGATGAGCCCGATAGACGCGCACAGCTTGGACGCCTCGCGCATATAGCCTTGCACGGTCGTGAGGTCCCGCAAGTCGAGCAGAGCCGATGTCACGGCGGGAAACCCGCGGACTTGGTCAGCGCTGCGAGGCTCATAGAGAAAATCCACCGAGATAGAAGAGACGCGCCTGTCGCCGTCCGGCTCCTCTCCCAAGACGTTAAACGCCACAGGGCGTCCGCGTGCGAGAATTACTCCGTTGTAGATTTTGAGCCCCTTATACGGTCCCGACTCAATCACCGCGCCGTTTTCTCGACTGCCGACAGCGTGCCAGGGTAGCGCCTGAAGCTGCGGGTATCCGTCGCGCGCTTCGGTGTACAACGTGAACGTGTCGCCGTCTCTGTCGATTGCGACGCTGTCGAGGTAGAGGCCCGTCACAAAATCCATTCCGTTCACGTACGCCACGGGATAAAATTGATTCACCAGCCATTCCTCCACCAGGTCCCCCCATTGCCGCGCGCGTTGATCGCCCTTTCCGCCAACGTGCCGTGGCTGCCAGCTCTTACCCACGGCGTACATGGCCTTTTCTTCAATAGCGCCTTGTATCGGGCCGAAGTTCCAGAAAGCCTTATTCGACGACGAAACGATCCGCTTCCATTCGCCGACGTTGACCTCCCGGGTTATGGGGAGAGTGTGCGTTTGCTGAAACGGTCGAACACCGCTCCAGCCTGCATTTATCAGCCTTTGCGAGCCTACCATGCCGAGCATTGCGCCCGCCTTTGGCTTCTTAAAAATGGAAATGAGCTTGTCGAACATTGTCAGTTGAAAAGCGCGATCGTGCGCGTTATCGGCCGTTGAAATCCGCGCGCCTTTAGATCGAGCGCTTGTTGCGCCATTGCCAGAATTTCGTTGTGCGTTAGGTTTGTAAGGTCAAAATCCAGCGTGAACGAAGAACCGTTGACGCTCGAAGAAACCAGCGTGCCCTCCAGTGAGGAAACCGAATCAAAGGCCCCGTCGCGGATTTGGCGCAGCCGACCCACATCGAGAGTCATAAACGCGCGCAGGATTTGAGGGTAGGACTTCACGACTGAGTGTCAGAGTCAACCGGTGAATCCAGCCTGAGCAACCGGAACATCGTCGCCACCGCAACTTGCATTGCCTCACAATCCCACAGGTGATTATCCCGGGAGCCAATCCGAGCCCACCGCAGCCTCATTCGTTTCGTGGCCTTATCGAGCACCTCCCGCTTCATCTCCGAATTGAGTTGCGCTAGGTAATCGCTCGACACGTCCCGCGGGAACTCCCAACGCGGTGAGCCTTCGGCCCGCAACCGCGCCAGGGCGTCCTTGATTCCTTCGTTGGCCCAGAGGAAAAACCGCACCTTGCCACCGCTTGGCGCCTGCGAATTCTGCAACTTTGAATGCAACCGCATCACGCCGCGTTCGTCTTTGAACCCGGAATACCCAGAGCCCGAAATCCCCGTCCAATTCCAGCGCGCCAGCCAATCGTGTACGTTTCCGGTGTTATATTGCTGGTCGACAAAGACCAGAGAATCTTTGACAGCATAGCGTTGCTGCAGCTCTCGCACCATCTCAACCAGGGCGATGCGACCCTCCCAAATCAACCGGCTCGAACCGTCCGCCCGCCACGCGCGAATGATGCTCCAGAAGTGGTCCTGTTGCACGTCCACCGTCTGAAACCGGTAAACCTCGGCGTCCATTTG